TGCGACAAAAAAGCCCTCAGAGACCAGTCCAAGGGCCAAAAGGATGAAAAAACGAAATACTTGTGTGAGTAGCAGCGATTGACTTGGAGGAGAAAGGCCACTGCTCATGGCTACATAATAGCACATCCTGTGTATAAGGATACTAAAAAAGCCCTCGGTTGGGGGACCGAGAGCCAAAGGAATGGAAAAAATGAAATTTAGCAGTAGCGATCGATTTGGGGAAGCAAAGCTACTGCTCACGGCTATTATATTTCGGGAGGCGAGTAGATGCAATGGACAGATGAACAGATCGGTGACATTAGGAAGCTCGCCTCTGAAGGCTTTACCAGACGCGAGACAGCCGACAAGCTCGGGATTAGCTATGATGCTCTTCAAGGTAAAGCAAGAAGGCTTGGTGTCGAGTTCCAAAAACCAGTCAAGAATGAATACGATTCAGACGGCACACAGTCTAGTGAGACTATCTTAAAGGTTGTCAGGGGTCACAAAATGACGCCTAGAGAGGTTCTTGAAGCTCACGGTTATGATTACACAAAGTGGGAACTTGTACGTGCCACAAGCAATTACTGGAAGCAGAAGCCTGAAGCAACGCTCTTCCAGAGCAAGATACAAATTAGGCCGCTAGTTGAAGCAGAACAATATGAATCATTGATGAATGACATCATCACACACAAGGAGCCGTACCAAGCTAAGGCTCCTATTTTTGTGGAATCAGATCGCTATCTGGTCATTCCTGCATTTGATACACATTTCAACGGTCACACATTCGACGTCTATGCTGAATCTCTGAAACGCCAGCTAGAAATCATTGAACGCGGCCACTACGCAAAGATATTGCTCATTCTGGGCGGTGATCTGGCTCATGTGGATAACATCAACTCGACCACAGCAAAGGGCACACAGCTCGAAACAACCAACTTAGGCGAGACCGTTAATGAAATGGAGCAATACTTCGAGACGCTGATTGAAGCAATCATTAAGAACGCCAATGAGTGTGAGGTCATGTATTGTGCTGGAAATCATGATCCGTCAGTTGGATATATGTTTGCGCGTCTATTGAAACGTGCCTACAGCAACCAGCCGAACATCACTTGGGATATATCACTGAAGCATTACAAAGGTGCAATGTTAGGCCGCAACTTCATTGGTGCCACTCACGGAGACAAGGGCAAGAACAACTACCTTGCAAAATATCTCGATGAGTTCGGCTTCATGTTAGGCACAGCGCAGAATCGTGAACTATTCACGGGGCATCTGCATTCAGAGATGAGCAAAGACCTAGGCGGATTCGTTCAGCGTCAAGTATCGACACGCAAGCCAACCGACAAATGGACTGATGATATTGGCGTGGTTGCTCACAAAACGTTTGAGCTGGTCGAATACAGCGATCATGATACCCGTGCCATTTACTATGTGTGAGGTGATTTCATGGCTCAAATGATTACAACAAAATACGGCGTTTACATGCCGAAAGTTGAAGCGTGGACCATCGGCAAGATTGACAGAGAAATTGTCCGTTCACGCTCTAATCAAGTTAAGACGCGAGGCGGATACGCACATCCTGAAAGTAAGGTATGCTTGTCAAAAAGGGGGTGGATACTGTGGCATTCCACTTGCCGTCACCAAAAGACGTCTATAAGAACCTCAAGGACAAGTTGAAAAAACAGCGGGACAAGACCAAGGCTGATAAGAAGAAACAGCCTAGTAAAGACAATCCAGGAGTAACAACAGCTTAATGAATTATAACCAGCGATAGCTAACTAGCTACCGCTTTTTTAATGGAAGGAAGGTGTGGTGATATGTGATGGCTAAAGGGAAATATCAAGAGTGGCAGACACCAGAAAAACTGGCTCTCATAGAAGGGTGGGCCCGAGACGGCCTCACTGATGAACAAATAGCCCATAACATCGGTATCAAGAGGCCAACACTTTATGACTGGAAGAAAAAGTATTCTGACATTTCTGACGCCCTAAAGAGAGGAAAAGAAGTTGTTGATCAAATGGTTGCTGGTTCACTAGTCAAAAGGGCTTTAGGCATGACCATCACTAATACGACTTATAAAATGGTTCCTATTCGAGATGACGTATTGGAGGCAAAAAGAGCTAGGTGGCGAAATGAACATCAGATTGATCATCCAGAGTTCACTAGGAAGGAACTTGTTCAAGCATCAATTGAGAACGTTCCTACTTACGAAAAGATACCAATAATGGTCAATGAGAACGAACTGGCACCGGATACCTCAGCCCAAATATTTTGGTTGAAGAATCGTAAGCCGGAGCTGTTCCGTGATCAAGCATTCAAGCGATTGAACGAAGCACAAGCCGAAAAAGTGGCCGAAGAGGTTCGCAAGTCTAAAGCTGAGGCTGACATCATGGAATCCAAGGCCAAACGTGAGACTAGCGAAGACACAAGCAACATCACAATCAACATCAAGCCAATTCATCAAGACGGAGGCGATGACAGTGCAGATTAATATCGATCTGGATTCAATCGTCCCCAAAGCTTATGCGCCACTTTACAATGACAGAACACGTTACCTGACATACAAAGGTAGTCGTGGATCGCGCAAGTCGTTCTCTGTTGCTGAAGACGTGATCATGCAGATAATCTTGCACCCTTACGTTAATTGGATCGTGCTTCGTCAATACGCATATACGAACAAGGATTCGACATATTCAACTATCCAGCAAGCAGCAAACCGGCTAGGCGTTTACGAACTATTCAAGTTCACGTTGTCACCATTAGAAATCACCTTTAAGCCAACCGGCCAGAAGGTGTTTTTTCGTGGTATGGATAAGCCTTTAGCGGTTACTTCATTGCAACCAACTACCGGCGTTCTTGCTCGAGCGTGGTGGGAAGAAGCGTATGAGCTTAAGTCACTAGACGCATTCAAGACCGTTGAAGAAACCATGCGTGGTGAGATCGACGATCCTGATGGCTATTATCAGTCGATAATCACATTCAACCCGTGGAGCGACCAGCATTGGCTAAAGCGCGAGTTTTTTGATCAAGACACAAAGAACCCACGTTCGAAGTCGTTCACGACCACATACGAGGACAACCCATACCTAGACGATGATTACATTGCAAGCCTCAAGGACATGGTTAAGCGTAATCCTAACCGCGCTCGCGTTGCCGTATACGGTGACTGGGGCATTGCAGAAGGGCTTGTGTTTGATGGACTGTTCGAGCAGCGTGACTTCAGCATGGAAGACATTGCAGCGTTGCCAAAAGCCGTTGGCCTTGACTTCGGGTTCAAACACGACCCGACAGCAGGCGAGTTCATGGCAATCGATCAGCAGAACCGTGTCGTGTATATCTACGATGAGTTTTACAAACAGGGACTTTTGACTGGACAGATAGCCAAGGAGCTTGCAAGCCATAAAGCTTACGGGCTTCCTATCATGGCCGATCAAGCTGCGGCAAACCTGATTGGCGAGCTTACTATGGCACATGGTGTCCCAAACATTAGAGCGGCTGGCAAAGGCAAAGACAGTGTTTCACAGGGTATTCAGTATATGCAGTCCTATCACTTTGTGGTTCATCCGCGAGTTAAAGGACTGCTTGAGGAGTTCAATACGTACGTTTACGCTAAAGATAAATTCGACAACTGGACAAACGAACCGGTGGACGCAAACAACCACGCGATCGATGCGCTCAGATACGCGATGAGTCTTTTTGTATTCACAACTGCCGGACATTACATGAGTAACCAAGAACGCATTCAGACAATCAAAAATCTAGGATTGAGGTGACATGATGGATCCATTTGAAGAATCAAACTTACTGTATCAAGAAGACATTACGAACCTCACTCCAGATCGGATCATGAAGTTCATTTTCCACCATCACGAATATCAACTCCCTCGGCTGAGAAAGCTTGACCGATATTACAAAGGACAAAACGAAGGCATTCTAACGCCAGATTCAAGGCGTATCGAAACTGGCAAGTCAGACCATCGAGCCGTTCATTCATTCGGTAAGTACATTGCCGATTTCCAGACGGCATATTCTGTTGGTAATCCAGTGAACGTTAAGCTTGATAAAGATGATAAGCGGCTTGATCAGATTACACGAGTGAACGACCTAGACGCGCTCAACTATGATCTGTTCCTTGACATGACGCGCTATGGGCGTGCTTACGAGTATGTTTACTATGGCAGTGACTCAATCGAGCACTGCGTTCGTCTTGATCCACTTGACACGTTCATCATCTACTCGCTTGATGTTGATCCGCAACCAATCATGGCTGTTCGCTATCACTCGGTGGAGTTGGTTGACGAGAACAACAAGACGATCATTGACATCATCCCCGAAACATGGACAGCAACGGAGCATGACGTTTACAAACCAGCCACTGTTGGTGGCGCAATGTACTTGGATCACAGTGAAATCATTCGTGTGTTTCCAGTAGTTGAGTATGACAACAACCGATTCCGAACCGGTGACTTCGAACACGTGATCTCACTGATTGACCTGTACGATTCAGCACAGTCTGATACTGCTAACTACATGACAGACTTGAATGATGCGCTTTTGGTCATTAGCGGCGACATTGACGCTCTTTTTAACGGCAGTACGCTTCTAAGCGGTGTTGACCCCAACGATCCCGAAGCAATGAAAAAGCTCGCACAGGATAAACTAGAGCTGATCAAGGAACAGAAAGATGCCAATATGCTGCTGCTTAAGTCTCGAATGACAGCAACCGGTCAGCAGACGAGCGTTGACGCAAAGTATATCAATAAGGCATATGACGTCAGTGGTACCGAAGCATACAAGAAGCGCGTTGCCGATGATATTCACAAGTTCAGCCACACACCAGACCTGACTGATAGGG